CGAGTATTCGTTTGCGCCGCTGCTCGTCTGTCTCGTTCGCCGCCGTTTTAATGTCTACCGATGGAACGGCATTTATTCCTATGCCAAACCCGCCAACGTCGTTGTTCATCTGATACACGTCGCTGCGCGAACCGCCCATCGGAGTGTTGCGTACACTCGTCATCGTGCTTTCGCTTATATTCCGCAGTGTGTCGGGGCTTGCGTTGCCTTCGATGGCGCGCTTCATGGCCTCGTTGCCAGCCGCCGCGTACTTGAGGCTCGGGTCGTACCCGGCGCTCGCCGGAACCGCAGTTGTTCCAAGCCCCTTTGTGTTGTATTGACGCATCGCTTCGGCTTCGGCTTCGCGTATCGCGCTTTTTGGGTCTGCGGCGCTGACTGTAAAGTTTACGACAGTCCCATTGATTGACCTCGGAACCTGCCATGTCTTGAGTCCAGGCCTACCAGCCGGACGCGGCATACCGGCCAACAGATAATCCCTCAACTCATTTGTCTTGATCTGGTGGTCGGGGTGCATCCCCACGTTGGCGACCTTTACGTCCTGAATATATTTCATCACCGTGTTTAGGTACTCCCTCGGGTTGTTCGTTTGCGCGAGCCTTGCGAGCGTATCGTTCAGAAGTATTTCCTGGGATTGCCTAAAGTCTGCACCCTTGTACTTGTATCCATTGCGGACGTTTGTTCGAATCTCGTCTGCGACGCGCCTCTGTATCTGCTGCGCCTTTTTCTGCGGAGCACCGGCCATTTCCTGTTCGGCGCTCTTGAGAGTTTCCGCAAGCGAGCGCACCCACTCCTTTTTCCCGGTTTCCGGGTTCATGTATGCTTGCCCGAAATATTCACCTCCGAGCTGCGCCTTCCCCCCCTTCACGTCAACGCTCCACGACGAGTCCATTTTTTGCTTTGCGGTGTCAGCCGCAGCTTGCCGTGCGAGCGCCCTGTTTTGCGCCTGTTCTACAAACTGATCGGTGCTCACGTTCCCCATCTTGTTAATTCCGCCGCCACCCTCCGCCAAGAACAGGTCAACGCCGGAAATTTTCTGCGGGTTTTTTTTGTCGTATGCCAGCGCCGCATTAAGACCGGCCTGTTCTCCGCGAGCGAACAGCGTGTCGCCGCCGATTCCAGACTGAGTACCAACGGCACTATACGGATTGTCGCCAGCCGCAGACGTGACCTTTTGGATGGTGTCTTTGAGCGATCCGGCGTACTGCGGGTTTCCACCCTGATAATCCCCCATCTCATACGCGAGCCGCTTTTTTTTGTTCAGGAGGTCGCCTATGCCGAGGAACGTCTGTGACACGGGGGTCCAATCCATTCCCCAGTTGTAGTCATTGCCGCCGCTGTTGTATATCGCCATTGTGAGCCTCCTAGCCTAGCCCGGCTACCATCGTGCCGATCCCGGCGCCGATTTTCGCAATCTGCCCGAGCCGGTCCATCAACCCCGGCGTGTATCGTCCGTTGTCTACGAGCTGATCTACGGTGTGAGCCGTCGCCATCGGCGCGAAATGCTGCTGCAATAGCGGGTCGGTTAGCTGATACAGGTTGATCCGCTGCGCCTGCTCCCGTGCCGCCTCCTGAATGTTCCGCGCCTGTGTTACGTCGGCAATCTGCCGTCTGGCCTGTTCGTCGGCATACTGCATCTTTGCCAGTTCCGACATGAGCTGATTGTCGGTCGCCTGCCGCGCGTCCTGCTCCTGTGCGCGTCTGGCCGTAGACCAATAATTCCGTCCCATGCTCTCGCGTATTCCTGGGAGTGTAACGTCGTTGAGCTGCCGCATTGCCGGGTTGTAGACGGCGTCCTGAAAAAACTGCTGTGTAGCCCACGGGTCAACCTGCGTTGATTCCCGTATGTTCATCCGCGAGTTGTTCGTCATCCCAAGTAGCGGGTTGCGCGACGAGCCGCCGTATTGCTGTATATGCTCGTTATACTTGCCGAGCATGTCTTGCTGATTGGCGCTGGTCGTGCTGTATGGAGTGACGGACCTCTGGCCCTGTTTTCCCCATATACCGCCCCGTATATTGATATTGGGAGACCAGCCACCGGGAGTCAGGAAGCCTCCCCAGTTTTTCCCGCCAGACATTATGGCCGAAGGCATTCCGGGGACCTGCCCTACAACACGTCCAACGTCCCCCATGAAACCACCACCGCCGCCGCCACCGCCGCCGCCCATGTTACGCCTCCTCTACCGACAGCGCCATCTCTAGCACGCTGCCGCGTTTTTCGAATTTATAGCCTATCTCTCCAAACCGCTCGATCATCCAGTCTGGATCGTGGTAGGTGTGATAGGTGATGATTCCTATGCCGTTGTCCATCGCGGTCTTGACGATGTACTCGGACAGCTCCTTCTTCGCCGCCGCCTTTTTCTCGTCGTCTCCCTCGGCGTAGAACTGCGAGACAAACAATTTCGGCGTCATTATATCTTGCATGAGGTACATCACGGCGAACCCATGCAGACCGTCCGTGTCGCTCACCACCACCCGCATGAGCGGGCTTCCCACGCTCTGACGGAGCCAGTGCGCCATCTCCCCGGCGCGGTACGGGGCTTTCGCCGCCTTGCAGAATTTCTTGATGAGCGGAAAAATAATCTCAATCTTGTTCGGCGTGCTGATCGTTTTAATCATCTCGGTATCACCTTCCCTCTGCCCTGTCCGGTCGGGTGATAGCCGACGACGAAACCCTCGACCTCAAAATCCCCGCCCGTGACGTTTTCTATCTTGTACCGTATCTGCTTCCCAAACTGAATCGTATTGAATACGTGCTCGGTCATGTCAGCCGTTCCCTGTAATGTGATCGTGACGGGGCCATACCAACTGTTTCCGTAGTCCACGGAGCACGACAGGTTGAGGTCGTCGTATGCTGCGGTCACGTCCGGGTACGCCGCGTAGATAAACTCCAGAAACTTCTTTGCGTGCTTCGGGTCGCCGCAGTCGAAGTCGCTCGTCACGAACCATGCAGTAATCGCCGTACCATCGTCGGTATCGGTATCGTCGAATTTGTGGAGGCCGCCCGCAGTGTCACCGAGCACGGTGTATGGAGCGCCGGAAGATAGTCTTCGCCCGCCCCACGTTCCGGGGTAGGCGGCCCATGTCGTCCCTGCCGGTACGTCCATCCATCGGATGAAAAACTGTGTTTTCGCAAGTTTCCCGCTCCCGCTGATCCGGTCGGCAAAGGCCCATATCGTCCATATCTTCTGCTGGTAGTCATACGCGAAACAATAGTTTGGCGTGGTAGCACCGCTACCAATAGGAACAAACAGGCAGTACAGGTGATGGTCGCGCATGACGACGGCGTGGGAAGTTTCAAGATACAGGTAGTTCAGGTTATCCATGAGGAACCGGGTTATGCCGATCCCCACGTCAACGCAGTTCACGCCGTCAAACATATAGATTGAGTCCGGGCCCAGGAAGAACAGGAAATTGTTGTCCACGACCCCGATGGTGCGCCCGATGGGTGTCCCAATGTTCGCGGTGTTCTCGATGAAGTCAAACGGCGATGTCGCGTTCTGCGTATACATTACCGTCGTGATGCTCATTTGTTTGAAAACGAACAGGTGCTCTTTCAGCATCGCCATTCCGGTTATGACAGCGGGGTCGGCGGTGAGCTGCGTAATCCCCGATCCGGCAGCGGCCCAATCCGTAGGGTCGCCAGCCACTGAGTAGGCCACGGATTGCGGATAGTAGTCTCCGGTCGTGATGTCTCGCAGATACGCCATGAGCGTGTGATTGTGGTAGTAGGCGAGGAATTTCCCCGAGTACGGAGCGCCGGTCAGGTCGGAAACAGTCGTGCCGTCAAACTGTTTGCACGGGTCAGTCCCGTTGGCGAACAGGAGTAGCGAGTCGTTGGTCGATGGGTCAACCACGATCACATGGTCGAACATCACGGGTATCTGCCCGTAGTTGCCGTTGTAACACTGCCGTAAACAGTAAGTGCTCCCGGCCACGTTCGGCCCGGCGGTCGCCAGCGTCATCGTGGTTCGCCCGGTGATCGTCTGTACCGCATACCACGTCGTCACCGCGTCGGGGTCGGTTGTGCCAAAACCCATCTGGTACTGGCCACCCGCTGGCCATGCGGTGTCCCATGCGTTCTCTGCCTCTGTCGCGTCCACGAACACCGCCGTGTCGCAATCCGAGCCAGCGGTCATGTCGTCGGCATTTGCCGTCCACGATGTCGCCGCCTTGCTGCGCACTAGGATGTAGCCAAGTTCAAGGTTCCCGGCGTCAGGGGCCGGTTTCGCGGCAATGGCAAGCGCGCTCGTCGCGTAGGTCTGGTTTGCTGCCGGAACCTTTGTGCTAACCGTCCCGGCGATGTCTATTTGCACCAGAAATATTCCCCAAAACTGCCCTGCCCCCGCAGCCACGTTGATCGTGTGCGCCGCAGAAAACCCGAGACTGTCCGTAGCCGCATACGTCCCGGCGGCCCCACCGATATAGTACATGGTTTCCTGGGTCGTCTTGAAGTCCTCCGGTGCGAGGGCCGATATAGCGAGGTTCCCGTGCTGATATACCCCGTCCACCGGGGTGAGCGTAACGGCGGTTGTCCCGGCGCACGTCACGGTCCCGTCGGTGTACGTCTCCGTGAGGAATTTCCACGTTGACGACGAGTAATCGTAGTAGTACACGTCGGTGGTCGTGAACACCGTCGGGAACGTGTCGGACGAATACATGAGTTCGTAGTAGTCATACGAGGTCACGATCCCGTTCAGCGTCGCGAGGTTGGTGTACCCGCCGCGTCGGCTGATCTTCCCGTCCTTGAACCACACATTGAGAAGGTCGGAACATCGCTCGTCCGGTATCATCCGCGCGTGATGATCTTTGTCCACTCCGGCCAGTTGTGGGACGTGGAAGTGGTTCATGGTATCAGACTGTCCAGGTCGATTTTAATATCACCCATGTCCTTTGCGAGCTTGAACTGCTGCTCCTGAAACTTTTTGAGCACTTGATCCAAATACATCTTCACCGCCGGGTCCAGCCCATCCGGTGCTTGCGGCATCGGCTCGCGTTCCATGATGCGGACGTTTTCGAATACTGGCGGCATTATTTTATAATCTGCGCCCTGAGCGCCGCCGCCTGAGCGTTCAGCGTTTTCAGCGCGGCTTTGGCCGCAGTTTTATCTTGCGCACCCGTGTCGTCGTCGTTGATCTCCGCGCTCGGACGGATGCGCTTGATGTCGATTTTTTCAAGCTGTGATTCGATCTTTGCGTTAAACCACGCCTTGTATTTCGCCCCGCTTTTGATCTCGGATTCGGTGCGCTCGCGGTGGCCGCCCTTGCCATCCGACACATACAGCGGTTCGCCACTCTCATGCGATCGCCAGTCGGCATCAGTGTAGTACCGTTCGTGTGTTTCCTCGGACAGTCCGAGATAATCCCACATAAAATTCGATCCGGTAATGTTTGCGTCCATTACGCCGGTCGCCTTGTTGACAGCCCAGATGTTTTTCATAGCATATATCCCATTGTGCTAATTGCAGTTGTCGCGGCGACTCCGCACTTATAACAACTTAATCCGTGCTCTACTAGGCTGTTTTCGTGGAATACGACCGTATCGTCTCCGGCAGCACACTCTACCCCGTATGTATCATAATAATGTTTTGCAACAACGCTCACATAGCCCATGTTGATCCGAATTATTCCAGTTTTGTCCGGTGGAACATGAGATTCGCGTGTTGTGGTATATGTATTCCCGACCGTATATGCATTCAACCCTGATGCTCGCGCATAATCTACCGAACCGTCTCCATTCGTAAAATAAAACCGCTTCCCGTGTATTGAAAATTGCATTATCGCTCCCGCTGCGCCAGTTCGTACACGTATTCCAGTATCCCGATACCCGCGTGAACCTATAACGTCCACGACAAGCCCATCGTCAACGGCGAGCGGCTTGAAATTGTCGAGCTGTATCACGTAGTCGTTGGCCGAGAAGTTATTCACTGCCAGCGCGCCGTCGAGCATGAGCATCGTGGCAACGCGGATATCAACATAACACTCGCCGGTCGGAGTTGAGCCACCAGCGGTATTATACCGCCACGTCTCGAACTTCGTGCTCGCGTTCCAGACGAGGAGGTTTGCGCCGGGATTGAACAATAGCCCGATGTCCTGAGTGTTCACTTGATTCAGGGCCAGCGTGTCGATGGGATTGTTGGTTGAGAAAGTCGTGCAAGGCATCCACGTATAACCGAACGATAATGCACCACCCGCAGTCTCGTAGCCCCAAATTATGTACCACTCATTATTCAGCGTGGCCGTGATCCCGTCGAGGATGTGGCCCCCGGCTCCCGGCTGCCCGAGAACGAGATTGAAGTCCGACGTCAATTCAAGATATTTCCCGTTGTTAAGGATAACGCCAACCCACGGAGTCATCCCGTGAACAGACTTCACCTTGATGTTTATTTCGTCGGCGTCCTCGTAGTACACGTCGCCCCAAAACCCGCCAGCGTTGCGCGTGATCTCCTCGCGCTGCTTCGCGGCGACGGTCGTGGTCATCGTCGTTGCCAACACGCCGTCCTCGGTGATCTTGACCACGTTCCCCGAATCGTCCTCGTAGTACAGCTCGGTGTCTCCGGCGTCGTCCTTCGTGTAGACAATGCCCACGTTGGCCACGTTGGTCGGGTCCGCACCCTGCTCTTTCAGGTGAACGGCGGTGTGATATCCGCCGTCGGTGGAGGCGGGCCAGTCGTGGTCAACGTCCATCCGCTCGTCAACGTCGAGCCGGAATTTCCGCATTTCTGCCGCGCCCTGGTTTATATCGTCGGCGTCAGCCGGGGCCGCATTGCTCCATGAGTTTGTATGCGTTGGCACTTATGCCCTCCTACACGCCGACGTAGGCAATGTAATCTTGCCCGTAGCGCTTATATTCCTGATCCTGTTCGCGCAATAGCCGTATCGCGTCGGAGTAACGCTGCGAGAACGGCGCATATTTGTCTGCGTATTCAATATTCGATGCAAAGTCCATGACCACGCGGGATATAATGGCCTCCGCGCCATGCTGATTGTCGGTCAGGGCGTCGTGGTCCGCGAGGTTGACGAGGCCGGTCAGGTATTGATAATAACGGATGTAGAGCGTCGAGTTCGTGCTCGGCTCGGGCTTCAATACGATCTGCCCGTCCCATATCTCGTACACGGTCGGGTATTCAGTGGAGTCCGCATCGTCGAGATATTTATAGTATGCGTCGCCCCGCCCAATTCGCGTGAGCGGGTTCTTGTAGACGAGGTTCGTGAGGTCGTACAGCCTGAGCGCGATCTCCTTCTTGAAACGCGCCGGGAGGTTGTACGCGGACGTACCGGAGGTGATCGCCTGTGTCGTCTCCTCCTCCATGAACCAGTAATTCCACCCGCTCATTATCTCATAGTGAGCGCGGGCAATCGCCCCGTTTGCGCCTTGAAGGTATGTAGCGACCGACGCCGGGGGCGTCGAATCGCCGTAAACATACCATACGACGCGGTTGTAAATCTCTTGCAGCGTCACGCGGTCGCCTCTACCAGCTCAGATTCTTTTTTCTTCTCATGCGGCATCGGGTGTTTCTCCACGATCTCCACGTTGTACCGACGGTGCTTGATCCACCGCTGCGGCTCGTCGGGCCGACGGTTCTTCTGCTTCGGATCGGGCTCGTGATACCATGCGTCTTGAAGCAGCTTCACCACCCCTTCACAGGTTGTATATTCCTCGTCCTCTGGAATTTTGAAAACCTCGCCATTGTAATTGACGTCGATGGGAAGTCCGGTCGGAAAGTCCCTGTTCGTTACTCGGATAGTATATTGACGTTGCTTCGCCATACTCATTCTGATGTTTTCTGCCATGACAATCTCCTTGATATATGTCAGGGCGCGGGGTTTTACCCCCGCACCCTGCCTGAATACTTAGTCGCCCTTCACAATCGCTGCGGCGGTAATAGTCGCCGGAGCGGATGAGGGTTTCGCAGCCGTGAGCGTCGCCGGTGCGGACGTAGCCACAGCCGACGGAAGCGTCGCCGGAGCGGGCAAATCGTAAAAATTCGCCGCAGCGCAATCGCTCGCCGCCGTGAGGTCGTCCGTGTTTGCAACCCAGGCGTCAGTGTCCTTCGTCTGAACGGTGATGTACCCGATTCTGACGTTGGACGCATCTGCAGCCGGGAGCGCGGCAATCGCCGCCGCCTCGCTCGCGTATACCTGGTCCGCAGCCACAGCCTTCGTGCTTACAGTTCCGGCGGCATTAATCTGAACGAGAAACGCGCCCCAAAACTGACCGGCGGCAGCCCCGGTGTTCACGGTGTACGCCGCAGAAAAAGCAAGGTTGTCCGTGGCGGCCTTCGTGTAGTGAGTGCCGCCGATGCGATAAATCGCAGTGGTGGTAGTCTTGAACTTTTCAGCAGTCGCAGAAATCGCCAGAGTCCCAATCGCCAACATCTGGTCTGCGACGTACAGACGCAAACCGTTCGCCAGCGTTTTGAGGTCGTCCACTACCGCCTTGAAGGAAGCATGATCGTCGTGGAGCTCCTCTATGAGAGTCTCCGTCGAATCCTGTGCCGCCTTAAAAGTCGCGTGGTCGGTCCTCAGCTCGTTGGCGAGCGTGACGATTTCCTCTAGGTCGCCAGCATTGAAATCTTGCATAATGCGGGTGAACGCCCGGAGGTTGTGGTGGTTGCTATTGCTCAGGTTCGCCATAGTCCACCTCCCTAGCGGATCGCCTCAAAATAGTAGGTCTGCCCGAGTTTGTTGAGATACGCGCTCGTCCCCACGGTGAAACCGTAGAAGTTGGTCTCGTAGGGGGTGATCCCCCCGGTGAGAATCTGCGACGCAGAATACTCGTAGCAGTTGTACGTCGTCTCGGCATCGTTGAACGCGGTCGTCGCGCCAACAAACCCGGCGGCGTTCGTCCGCATCACCGTTACATAGAACGGGATGATGTGCGAAGCCGAGGGAGCGGGCATTGCGGCGATGGCAGCCGCCTCAGTCGCATACGCCCCAGCGGCGTTGCCAGCGGCATCGGGGCCAGTGTCCAGCGTTCCGTCTGCCGCGATTTCCCAACAGAACAACCCCCACTTGTTTTGCGGGATGGTCGTTGCGGTAGGGGCAGCTCCGGCAGCCAGGGCGTCCTTGAGGTACGGCACACCGGCAATCCGATAGCGGAAAGCCGCGTGAGCGATACGAGAAGTGGTCGTCCCGATTGCGGGTTTGGTCGGATCGAGCACGGTGTCGATGTACTCGCTCTCGATTGTCGCGCTTCCGTTCGCCATGTTGTCATTCCACACGCCAGCGAGCGCTTGCACGTTGTTGTAGATTTTGATTACACTCGGCTTGAAGCCAACCTCTACATTGAGGGCGGCCCCGGTCCCGGTGTATTCGCCGGTTATTACGTTTTGATTACTCATTCATTCCTCCTTACGCCGCGCAAGTTTCAATGCGAACCCCGAGGTTCTCATTGAGAATTGTGTACGCGATAGTTGCGCGAGCGCCAACAGCCGCGTTACGGTCGAGTAGGTCGTTCCAGCCGAAAGGCTTGCGGACGGTTTTCACTGCGCCGTCGCCCAGCGGTACAACGCCGTAGAAGTCGGCGGCAATGACGAGCGTGCTGAACACGTCGAGGTTGACGCCGGAAGTGGAGCGATAGCCGGTCGCGCCGATCACCGCACCGGAGTCGGCCCAATAGCGGGCGTTCGTGGTGCTGATAAAGCGGATGTCGCGGTACGACCCGATCTCACCGGGTTCGGCGGCGCCGGGGTTCGGATAATCCGAAACCGGGATGAAGCCGATCAGCCCTTTCAGGGTGTAGCCGACATAGGGGTGGGTGATGGCGATGTAGCCATCGGCCACGGGAGCAGTACCGACGCCGGGGCCGCCCTTCTGGCCGGTCGTGTGCTTCTTCGCGTTCTGGAGTTCCAGCGAGCGAATGGCCACATCGAGGTCGGTGGTGGTTATCAGCGTGGTCACGTTGCCGCGAGCGGCGACGCCGTTGGCGTAGCGCACGGACGTACCGGCGTTGATCACGTTCCGACATACGATGTCGAGGGTGTCGGCGAGGTTTTCGCCCAACAGCTCGGTGTACTCGGTCAGGAGCGCGTCCTGGTTCGTCTCGTCGGCGAGACGGGTGTACTCAATCGCATTACCGTATTCATTGATCGTGCAAGTGATGTCGGTAATGGTCGGTACAACCGCCGTGACGTCGGTACCATCGGTGAGCGGAGTGGGTACTGCGCTCAGACGTTCGATCCGGCGAAACTTCGCAGTCCCACCGCTGTGTAATTTGATTGGTCTTTTTTGGCCCCACTTTTCGTGGGCCATGACCGGCAGCATCCGTTCGAGAAGCAGTCGGTCATAGTAGGTGTCGTTACCGGGCGCGTGAAGCGCTTTCGTGGTAATTGCCATTATGTCTCCTCAGAAGCGCTAGTAACCTTTCCTCTTTCGCACCAGCGCTTCAAATTCTTCGTGGCTCATGTTTTTTATCCGGTCTGAGCTAAACTCAGCCGGGCCAGCCCCCGCTCCCGCATCGGAAAGCGTGCGAGGCTGTTTCGTGTTCTGAGCGATTTTCTGAGTGATCTTCTTCGCCGTCTCCTTCTCGGCCTTCCCCATCCACGACGGATGGCGTCTGGCCACCTGGTAGATGACTTCGCCGGGGTCCACGGAGTTCAGCACATAGTCGGTCAGGGCCGGGTCGCGCAGACTGAGTTCGTTGGCAAGCTCGATAGCTTCATCGAAGTCCGAATACTTTCCCTTCGCCCGGTCAATGCTCACGCGCACCTGATCGTTTCGGTACTGCTGTTTGAACTGTCCAAGTATGGAATCAACGTACTTCCGCACGTCGCCAAACTGGACGTAATCTTCATCCGCGTACTGCGGGGCCTGGGGCTGCTGCGGCTGTTGGGCGTACCCGCGCCGTGCAATGTCCTCGTAAAGCCTCCGCTTTTCGCGCTCCGCCTGAATCCCCTTCTTTAACCCCTCTAATTCTCGCTCGTATTCCTCTGGAGATTTTGCAACCTCCTCGCTAGTCGGCGTCTCTAGCTCAGTCCCGCCCGTGTCTAGTTCGACGGTGGAATCCGCAACGCTGGCCGGAGTCGCCTGGTCATCTCCCATTTGCGTGATTTGCTCTTCCATTTCTACTCCATTGCGTATATAATTTGCCTTTCGGCTTTACGCCATTAGTTCAGGCGGCACGTCCATCGGGGCGTCCGCGATGTTCGGCGTCTCCGGCGTAGGCGGCGGCCCCTGTGGCTGCTGCGCCTGTTGCGCCTGTTGAATATCGTTCATAATGTCATCCTTCATCCCCTGCGGGAAGTCGGAGTATTTCACGATTGTTTGCGGAGAAACGGGGAATCCGCTCTGCGCGAGCTGCGTGAGAATGACGAAGTTGGTCATGCGGTAGGTCGGGGAGTTGATGATCTCGTCGATCACCACGTCGTATCTCGCGTACTGCTTCACGTCGTCCCAATCCATCGGCAGCTCGCGTCCGATTATGCGCTCAAGCTTCGTGCGGTCCCACCGCTCGTTAATCATCTCGACGAGGTATTTCCCGAGAATCTTCTTCGCGTTTGACAGGTTTTCAAAAAGACCCTGAACCGCGATGAGTCCTTGCCTCTGGCGCAGTTGCAGGGTGATACCCGGTGCGCTCGCGCCGGTCCCGCCCTCGATTGCACCGAGAAGGTCGGCGTTCAGGTTCATGCGAATCATGTCCTCGTCGTGCATCTTCTCTAGCTGCACGAGCCCAGCCGGGATGTTCTGCGGGACGATCTGCTTAACCTTGTTGATGTCGCGGATTTTCATGGCTTTCCCGGCCCCGGCGCTCTCGTTGAACACCTTCGGGTCGTCAACCGCCCCCTCCTCGTAGTACCACCCCGACAGCGGGATGGTCATGGCGGCGTGGAGAAGTTGCGATCTCCGCTTGTTCGCTTCGTTCTGCGAGTCGCGGAGCAGACGGACACGGCCCTGCAATTTCCATTTCCAATCGTTGAACGACGGGTCGTAGTCGCCAAACACGGGGATAAATGGGTACATCCGTTGGTAGTACGGAGAAGGACCATCATAGCATAGAATCTGGTCCTCGATCACGCTCTGCATTTTGATGATAGGCACTTTTCGTTCGATCACGACGAGGTGGCCGAACTCCTCCGGGGAGGCGGCGGCAAGCTCCTTGAATCCCCGCGCGCTCTCGTCGTCAATGGCGCGGACTGTCGTACCCTCGATGACGTAATTCTGCTTTTCGTAGTCCCTGTACCACCGCTCGGTGATGTTCACATGGGTTTTGTTCGCAATCCGGTACGCCGGGTTTTGCACGTCGAACTGCGCGCCGCTCCCGGCCTGAATCTTCTCGATCTCTTTGGCGTGTTCCGGGTAGAGGTTCGCGGCCTTGCCTTTGCTCAACCACCCGAGCCTGAGAATGTAGTCACAGTCCGACAGGTCGGCTTCTGTGAAATACGGGTCAGGCAGGATGCGGAACGGGTTCTCGGCGCGGATGATGATGTCGCCGTTTATTAAGTCGTCGTCGTAGGACATGATCGGGTGAATCCAGCCGATCCCCAATTTGATCGCGCTTTCAAACGCCAGCGATACTGCGTGCGCCCCGTTCCTGTCTCCGAGCACCCACGCGATGGCCTCCGAGTACACGTCGGACATGGGCTGATCGGCCCCCTCAACGGGCTGCACCCGGAGCTGCGTTCTGTTCGACTTCTCGTAGCCGGTGATGATGTCGCACTGCTTCTTGATCTTGTTGATCGACAGCTTGGGGCGTCCCTCGCGTTCCAGCTTTGCCGCGTCCGCGCCGTCCCATTGATCCCCCAGGTAGTACCGGGAATCCGTTTCGGCCTCTTGCATCCACTCGGCCCACTCCCGCTGTGCTTCCGCTCTGAGGCGCTTTATCTCTTGAATCGCATCACTCATCACATCGCCATCCATGATACTTGTGGTGTGTCATCGTCAAAGAACCGGCGCTTTGCGGCGGCCATTTCGGGCCGCGCGGTGAACGGGGCGAGGAGTTTTACGTCCTCATGTCTGCACTGAGCGAGGCAGTCGATCATGTCGTCGTGCTGCGCGAACGGGAACCGGGAGTATTCATCGGCCAGAAAGTCGTGGATGAGGTCGTGGCGCTTCTCGTCCAGGTCGTAGTAAATGAGGTTGTCGGGGAGGAAGAAGCGGCCCATTTCAAACAGCGGAGACAAAGAGTTGATGATCCGCGTCTCCTTGTCCGTGCGGGTGTTCTTGATCGGAATGATGTCGAGGTGAACGCCCTCGTCCATCATCTTCTCGTTGAAATACTGAATGTCGATCTGCCCCTGTCCCGTGACTTCATAATGGACGGTGCGACACGCCCATTTGACAGCGAGGTCGCGGAGCTTCACCCATCTGGTGACGAGGTTCATCCGGTCGCGGATCATATCGAGCAGATAGTAGTTCTTGAATTGATCTATGCCTATGACCGAGAACACGGAGCAGTCGGCGCGCTTGTCCTCGGCGTTCGCCGGATCGCAGAATATCGCAATGTTCATGCGGTCGGGCATGGTGCGGTAGTACTTCACCCACTCGGGTTTGAACGCCTGCCGGTCCTTCGGTACAGGATCGAGCATCATCTGTGAATTGCTCGACACATAGCCGTCAGCAATATAGTTCCCGGTTTCGGTTTCAATGTTATAAACCGTCCGCTCTCCGAACGGCTCTATTGATACGATTTTTGCCCTTTCGCAGTCTTTGGTGGGCTTTGCCGAACGCTCGTACATCTGTGAGACAATCTGCATCCGCTTCGCCGGGTCGGTGATTGACAGGAACCGGAACCGCTCCTGCCTGCCGCCGGTTATGTAATAAATTCTCGAATCCTTTGAGTTTCTCCCGTTGCGCTCATTTTCCTCTTGGGACGCAACGCGCGTGTATATTTCATATTTGAACCCGAGAACAGAAAGCGCCCACTCAATCTTCTCGCACACCTCCGGGTGTACAACATGGCTTTGCGTAATGGATATATAGCCCCCGGAGCAAGTGCCCTCGCCGTCAAACATCCCGCCAAGATACGCAGCAGCATACTTTTCTTCTGCGGACAGTTCGCGTTTATCGAACGAAATATCAAGCGCCCGCGATAGCGCCTTCACCCTGCCATACCCAAACCCGGCAGGAGAATAGTCCCTGCGCTTTTCTTTTCCGCGCCATCGCCCGGTCCACCACTTGTGGTTTTCGGTGCAGATTATTTCGTCGCCGTTATCCAGCGTGATTTTTACGACAGGGGCCGTGTGTGCCGAACACGCCCGCACCTCCGCAGGAACAAACCGCGCTTTCCTGTCGTGCCTCCCGCTCGTCAGACCGACAACGACCTCGCCAGCCCGGATGTCCTTAATCTTTTTGAGCCGCCAGTCCGACATGAGCACGCTGGTTTCCCCGTCCAGACAGGCCCACACATAGCTTCCCATGTCTTTCTTCTTCTGCGCGATGTCCTCGTCGCTCAGAAGTACACCGTGACCGTTTACCTCTGCCGGGTATTTTCGGACGAACCACTCGCCGCTCTCACTGAGCTTTTGGTTCAAATCCATGTAGTGATAAATTGTGCCGATCACCCGCATCTCGCAGGGGTTGGATGCAAGACCAAACGACAGGCGAAACGAGTTTTCAAGCTTCTCCATCATGCCGGATGATGCGATTGTCGTTTCGTTTACGACGTCGTCCCAGACCATGATGTCGAAATGTTTCCCGGTTGGGAGGCCATCGAGGCCCCAGGCTTCAACTGACGCCTCGGTGTAAGCGCCCTTGCGTTTTACAATCAACCCCTCGTCCTCACTCCACTTGGGACTCTGACGTTCGGGGTTTGAATAAAAGATGTCCTGAAACGCGCCACGGAGAAGATTGTTTTCCTCGGCGGTGATTTTGATACGACGGAGAAACGACTTTGCGATCTGACGGGTTTCGGAGAATATCGCGATCCGGCTCTCGGGGTTGCAGAGAATCTTCTGAATCGTCAGTGCGTAAGTATTTATATTCGATTTCCAGTGGGCGCGTCCCCAGATATCAAGCGTGCGATGGTGATGATCCTGCACCTCGTATATCCTGTCCACGATCCACGGGTGATTACAGGCCCGCATGTTGAGCACGAAGTACATCAGGAAGAACAGGTCTTCTTTGCAGAACTTCCGAATCATGGCGACAGCGCTTTGGTCGTCGCCCTTGTCCTTGAACGCGTTCAGCTCCCCCGCGATCTTCGCGTAGTCGTAGCGGTATTTCGCGCCCATGTCCTCAAAGACGAACATTAGCCCTCGATCCACCCCTTGATCGTCGCGTTCCACATCGCAGATGTCGCCATCACTGAACCTCCACCGGCTGAACCGGGATAACCTTGTAATTATTCACGTCGATTGCGCGCTCGGCCTCGGGATAGTGCGCGAACACATTGATCGTAGTCTCACGCCGCTCGGTGGGTTTCCCGTGAACGGCCTCCACGCAGAACTGAAGCGACTTCATGTTGAACTCCCCCACACCGTCGGTGTTGAAGCTCCCGTCCTCGTTCTTCGCCAACGCAGACCGCACCAGGGTCCGGGCCAACAGCTCGGCTTTCGTGTATCTCCCGCTCGTTCCGTGGACCTTCTTCCGCAACTCCTGTTTGATGAGCCGGATCAGGTCCTCGGTCTGCTCTTTGCGTGGGCGTGCCATTACAGCCACACTACTATACATCCGACGGCTTGTCAAATATAATTGTCCGGTTTTCAGGACATTATCAGACGTGGGGTAGTCAGGCACGGACAGGCTCAGAATAGGCTCTCAGGCGCGTCAGGAGGGACGGAGAGGGGCTTGAAAAATTTTATGGTGGGTGTGGTGGGGTACTGCTGGAGAGGCCGGGGGGTGGGTCGAGACGGTGGGGGGTGGGGGC